TATCTAGTGGTCTTATCTGCATAGCCTTCTCTATTATGTTTGCGGTCCGTTTGACTTATCCTATGTAGGATATCGTCACGGGTGATAGTCAGGTCAGAGTTACCACATTTTAATGTGGGCTCTGAAGACAATCTTAACCACAATATATATTGAAGGCGTTGAAGATCCTCTGATTTCAGGATCCGAGACAAACCGTGATGGCCTGTATCGGTAGAAATGAAGTCTCTCTTACCTAACAACTCAACTAAATCTAATATACTTAATATATCATTTTTAGAGAGAATGTTATGTTTGATTGAACTCATTTCTTTTCCTCTTAGAGAAAGCCTTTTGGCAAACTCTATTTGGGAATTCACTGAATCACCAATGACTGACTTTTTAGGATTGATCTCAAGACCAATCTTATGAAGTAGCCATTGGTAGCGTCGTGCCACTTTTGTGTTAAATATCACTATGTCATCACCCAATATACGGTACTGTTTGAAAAATCTAAGAGGTTTACCTCTGTGAAAATTCTCCCAGTTTGCCGCAAATTGAACGATGTCATGGTGCCATAGAGCAAAGCTAGGAAAAGAAGATAGTAAACCTAAAGGTTGACCTACCTTCCATCTTACGCTTAGCCCTAAGGCTTTAACATAAAAGTCCCGTTTCGTCATTACTGAAAACCAACTATCGGCTACATGTCGATTTGACATTAGTTCTAACCTTATTCTCTGCATTTTTGCAGGAATTCTGTCAGATGCTGATGAAAGATCAAAACAATATGTAGGATGTCCGCAACTTTCCTTGATCAAGGATGAGAATCCAAGATCCTGGTCTTTTGTAGAATCCGTACTTATTGATTGTAGTGTCCTATATAAAGAAATTTGTATAGGCTTTAATGATAATTGACTCCAGTAATCTCCAATAGCAAATACCCTAGTCTTTCCAGCAGGCTCGGATGAAAATCCAAGTCTACCAGTAAGATAGGTGTCATTGCTATCACTCGAGCTAGCTTGTTTCTCCATCCAATCTGTAATCCATTCTTGCCCTAGGGCAC